TTAGATGAAGAAGGCGTTAGACTTTCTGAACCTAAGTTAAAGATTATGGGTATAGAAGCCGTCAAATCTTCAACACCACAAGTATGTAGAGGTAGAATTAAAGAGGCCATTAAGATTATAATGAATAAAGATGAAACAACATTACAAAGTTTTATTGCTGATTTTAAAAAAGAGTTTTTTACTATGTCGGCTGAACAAATATCTTTTCCGAGGTCTTGTAATAATATGAAAAAGTACTATGACAGTAATAACATCTTTTCTAAAGGCACACCAATTCACGTTAAGGGTGCCTTAATATATAATCACCAGATAAAACAGTTTAAACTATCAAACAAATATCCTTTTATACAAGAAGGAGATAAAATTAAATTTCTTAAACTAGTTGACGCTAATCCATTTAAATTTGATGTAATCAGTTACATTACTACACTACTAAAAGAGTTTAAATTACAACAGTATATAGATTATGAAACACAATTTGAAAAAACATTTTTAGATCCAATGAGATTTATATTACAATCTATCGGTTGGTCACAAGAAAAGAAAGCAAACCTAGAGGCATTTTTTCAATGATTAAATTCCCTAATAAAAAATATAAAGTAATTTATGCTGATCCACCTTGGTACTTTAAATCATATAGTAAAAAAGGTGAAGGAAGAAATGCTACACAACATTATGATTGTATGAAGATTGAAGATATTAAAAATTTACCAGTTAAAGATATATCAGAAAACGATTCAACCCTATTAATGTGGGTAACAGATCCTTTTTTAAAAATGTCATTTGAAGTTATTGAGTCTTGGGGATTTAAATATAAAACTGTGGCATTTACCTGGGTGAAAACAAATAAAAAAAGTCCAGGATATTTTAAAGGTTTAGGTTATTGGACAAGAGCCAATCCTGAAATGTGTTTGTTAGCAACTAAAGGTAAACCAAAAAGAATAAACAATGGAGTAGATCAACTTGTTGTTTCTAAACTAAGAGAACATTCAAAAAAACCTGATGAAGTTTATGAACGTATTGAAAAATTATTAGAAGGACCTTATATAGAATTGTTTGCTCGTAATAAAAAAAATAATTGGTCTAGTTGGGGAAATGAAATATGAAAGAAATTAAAGAAAAAAAAATATTGTCTTTATTTGAAGATCATAAAATGTTAAAAGAAGTTCCCGTATTAATAACAAAATTACCTAAACAAATTTTTGAAGAACTATTATTATTTACAGAAGATCGTAGAAAAATAAAAAATAACGACTTATCTTTTTTATTTGAACATTATAATAGGGGATTAAACACATATCAAATTTCTATATCAAAACCTGATATTGAAAAATCTTTTATTATGCCATATTTAATAAGTTTAGGGCAATTTTATTTACATTTAAATAATAATATATCTTTTGATAAATCTCATAGAAATGTTTTATTAAGAGAAAATATTAATCATTATGATGGATATGATCTTTGGGTAAATTACACAAATAAAGGAGACGAAAATCCTAATCACACACATTCAGGAAATCTTTCAGGTGTAATTTATATAAAAAATACAAAAACAACACCAACAATTTTCGATAACAAAATAGGCATTATTGGAAATCCTGGACAAATAGTAATATTTCCATCTCAATTAGAACATATGGTAGAAAAACAAAAAGAAGATTTTGAAAGAATTACAATGTCTTTTAATTTATATTTTACAAATGAAATTATTAAATAAAGAACAAGCATTACATTGTGCTAAAATATTTAAAGATTATTTTGGCAATTTTAATCGTATAGATGAATATATGAGAGACCAAAAGATTGCCTCTATACAAAATATTCCTGCCGGTCTTCCTGGTATGGGATTTGAAGATGAATTATTTTCAGATTTTACAATGTCACCTAAAGATATGAAACTAGAAGTGATAGAAATTGATAATGAAACTTGGGACAATTGTATTATTATAACTTCAAGTCACAGTAATATGGTAAACATACCTGGTAAAGTTTTAAAACTTGCAGTTAAAGAAACAAATTCTAATAAATTGGTAGGATTTATAAGATTAGGCTCACCTGTAATTAATATGAAACCTAGAAATGTAATGTTAGGTAATGTTCCAAATTTAAATCATTTTAATAAAACGGCCATTATGGGATTTGTTATAGTACCATCACAACCTTTTGGTTATAATTATCTTGGTGGTAAACTATTAGCTGCTATTTGTTGTAGTCATTACGTAAGAGAACTTATGAATAAAAAATATAATATGAACTTATGTTTATTTGAAACAACAAGTTTATATGGTAACAGTAAATCATCAAGTCAGTATGACGGTATGAAACCTTATATCAGATATAAAGGCCTTACTGATAGTGACTTTATACCTATGTTACACGGAAAACCTTATGAAGAATTAAAAAGTTACGTTGAAAACATTGTTGGTAGTTTGATTAAAAAAGATGCTTCAAGTATAAAATTAAAAACCACGACTGCAATCATAGGTTTAATCAAACGATCTTTAAAAGACGATAAGATAGAACTAGAAGATTTTAACAAAGTTATCAACAACGCAAAAGACTTGACAGAACAGAAAAGATATTATATAAGCCATTATGGTATTAAGAATTATATAGATATAGTAAATGGTAAAACAAATACTATTATTAAGGACGATACCTACGATAAGTTTGAGTTAAATAACATAATAGAATGGTGGAGAAATAAAGCCATTACTAGATATGAAACATTAAAAAAGGAGAACAAGATAAGAAATGAGATTGAGATTTGGACAAAAAATAAAGACTTACAAATCATCCGATAAAGAAATGATTTATATAAATAAACTTATAACATATTTGATGTGATGGTGGAAGAAATTTTAACAAATAGAGAGATGGATAAAAATAACTTATTAATACACAAGCACTTAATTATTCGTGCTGAAGTAAAAAACCCCCCAAAAGACGAACAGAAACTTGCTGAGTGGATGAAGCAGTTTATTTCTTTTATCAATATGAAAATTTTAATGGGACCTTATGTTAAGTATTGTGATAAAGTAGGCAATCGTGGTATCACAGGTGTGGCCGTTATTGAAACAAGTCATATAGCAATACACGTATGGGACGAGACCGATCCGGCCATTATGCAGTTTGATGTTTATAGCTGCTCAGAATTTGACCCTTATAAGATAGCAGATAAACTTCAAGCTGATTTTGAAGTAGTCAAATTAGACTATAAGTTCCTTAATAGAGAAACTGAATTGAAACCTATAAGGTTAAAAAAAGATACAATGAAAAACGTGGAAACCCATAAGTATGCAAATAGTAATAATCAACAGACTCAACAACCCACCCTATTTAATATCTCCTAACTTTCATCCAAAAGAACTTGCCAATCTAAAGGAAATGTTATATAATGAGAATATCAAATACGTATTAATATCTAGTGAAAAGGAGAACTTAGAATATGAGCAATTTTTTAAAAGACATAATTAAAGATGTAGGCAATGAATATGCAACACTTGTAAGTGATGGTGTTGATAGCGCTGACGTAACAAATTTTATAGATACAGGTTCGTATTCTTTCAACGCATTATTATCAGGCAGTATATTTGGTGGTCTTCCAGGAAATAAAATCACTGCAATCGCAGGTGAAGCCGCAACAGGTAAAACATTTTTTGCTTTAGGTATTTGTAAAAACTTTTTAGATAAAGATAAAGAAGCAGGTGTAATTTATTTTGAATCTGAAAGTGCAATCTCAAAAGAAATGATCGTATCACGTGGTGTTGATGCCACAAGAATGGTAATTGTTCCAGTTGCAACAGTACAAGAATTTAGAAATCAATCAATAAAAGTATTAGACAAATACTTAGAACAGCCAGAAGATAAAAGAAAACCATTAATGTTTGTGTTAGATAGTTTAGGTATGTTATCTACTACAAAAGAAATGGAAGATACGGCTGAAGGAAAAGAAACAAGAGATATGACAAGATCACAAATTGTCAAATCAACATTTAGAGTTTTAACATTGAAACTTGGCAGGGCAAAAGTTCCAATGATAATGACCAACCACACATATGACGTAATAGGTTCTATGTACCCACAAAAAGAAATGGGTGGTGGTTCTGGTCTTAAATACGCTGCCTCATCAATCATCTATCTTGGTAAACGCAAAGAAAAAGATGGCGACAATCAAGTGATTGGTAATATTATCCACTGTAAAAACTACAAGTCAAGGTTAACAAAAGAAAATGCACAAATAGATGTAAGACTAACATATAAAGAAGGTTTAGACCGTCATTATGGATTGTTAGAAATTGCAGAAGAAGCTGGCATATTCAAAAAAGTATCCACAAGATACGAGTTACCTGATGGCACTAAAGTGTTTGGCAAATCTATTAATGATGAACCTGAAAAGTATTTTACAAAGGAAATATTAAAACAGATAGATGAAACAACAAAGAAAAAG